TTAAATCCAACTGATACTTTTGCTAGAAATACAGCCAATGCTTCTTTTAACCATGCTAACGCTGCATTTAGTTACGCTAATACTCTTAATACATTTATTAATAATAATAGCAGTCAGCAAAATGGTATCAATAATGCACAAAATACTTTTGCCACGCTTGCTTTTAACCATGCTAATTCAGCTTTTATTGCCGCAAATAATAGTAGTGGCGCAAATGATTCTCAGAATACCAGTATACAATTTGCTAGGAACCATGCTAATGCAGCTTTTAATCTTGCTAATACTGCTGGTGCAGATCAATATGCTAGGAACCATGCTAATGCAGCTTTTAATGTTGCTAATAATGGTACAGAAATAATTCAACTTTGGGGTTGGGGAGATGGCGCTTCTGGAAAACTTGGGCTAAATGATGGCTCTTTTGCTTCAACGGATAGATCATCTGCTGTTCAAATTGTTACAGGCGCTGCAGCTACCATAGGTTGGAGAGCTATTTGTTTATACTGTACTGATGATTTTGGTACAGTAGCAGGACCCATTACAGCTTTAAAAGCCGATGGATCTTTGTGGACCTGGGGAGTAAATTATGGAGGTGTAGGTGGTGCAGCAACAGCATTTTCTTCGCCAGTTCAAATAGGAATTGGTAATACTTGGCTTCAAATGAGTGCTTCATATCAACACTCAGCTGCAATTAATGCTGCTGGAGGTTTATGGGTTACGGGTGTAAACAGTGATGGTCGTCTTGGATTGAATGATACCACCACTAGAGATACATTAAATTTTATTCCTGGTTCCAATCGTTGGGTTTTTGTAGCGTGTGGTCAAACAAACACTTATGCAATTAGTACTAGCGGCGCTTTATTCGCATGGGGAACTAATACGCAAGGTCAATTAGGCAATAATGTTGCTGGTAGCGGTATTGGTGCTTCTTCTCCTGTGCAAGTTACTACATCAGCCTTACCTTGGAAATTTATAGCCGGAGCGCCTAATCGCTGGATGGGAATTAGATCTGATGGTTCATTATGGGGTTGTGGTTATAACCTAAGTGCTAGCCTTGGAGAAGGAAATGCATTTGGTGCATATTCGTCTCCTGTTCAGGTTGCTGCAGGCTTGAATCCAAAATGGAAATATGTGGCTTTAGGAGATACGGGGAGTTTTGCTACTAGTGGAGCCATAAAAACAGATGGCTCTTTATGGATGTGGGGATCTCAATGGTTTGGTACTGTGGGTAATGGAATTCAAAGTATTACTGCCATTACTACACCAATACAAATTGGATCTGAAACAACTTGGAAATCTCTTTCGTTATACTTCTCTTCCGCATTAGCAGTCAAAACAGATGGAACATTGTGGGGTTGGGGTACCAATGAATATAGGCATCTGGCAGATAATCTAACAAGTGCAGGGCGTTCTAGTCCAATACAAATAATAGGTTCTTACAATTCTTCATATGAAGATTGGCTTGATGTTAAGTTTGCTGGAGGTTCAGGTACAGTAATAGGAATTAAAAGAGAAAATATTCTTCCTAATTTTACTTATGATGTTAATAAAAATTAAAGTAAATTAAAAAAATACACGGAGAAAAAATGTTTATAATTGTTAAAGACAATTTTATAGAATATGGCCCAAAAGAATGGAATAAATCATCTTTTGAGTATATGATTTATCATTTAACATTAAAAAAAATTAAATTGCCAAATGAAAATACTGATGCAATAGTAATTGATGAAGATTGTAAAATTTATCCTATCATAAAAAATATTAGAGGTGTATTTAATGATTCATTTTCTCAAAAATTAATAGGACCTTTTTGGGAATTTACAGATACTCATGCAATAGCATCATATGATGTTGATTTAATACCTTTAAATAAAATTAAAAATGAAATAAAAGAAAAAATTAAAAAAATTAAAAATAGAAAAATAAATGGTTTTAATGTAACGATAAATATAAACAATAATAATATTTCTTTTTTTATCGATGAAAATGAAAAAAGAAATATATTTCAAAAATACTCTATATTAAATGAAGAATCAATTGTTCAATGGAAACATTCTAATGGTTGGACTGAACTTTCATAATTATATAGAAGAACAATTTATTTGGGAAAAAACAAAATATGATGCAATTGATGCTTGTCAATCAATTGACGAATTAAAAGCTTTTATTCAAAACGAACACATTTAAATAACATATGGTTAATTTATAATTAAGATTTTAAAATATTATGAAAAAATTAAATGAGAAATTATCTGAAGCATTAGAAATAGAACCAATACCAATAGTGGCAACAGAGGTGGTGGAGGTAAAAGATACTGTTGAAGATGATGCTGAGTTTGCCAGACAAAACCTCCGTAATTTAATTGAAAAAGGTAATGATGCAGCAGACCATATCATTTCTGTTGCCAAACAATCTGACCATCCAAGAGCATTTGAGGTGGTAGCAGGTATGTTAAAGAATCTTGCTGATATGAACAAAGACCTATTAGAGGTACAGAAGCGTAAACAAGATTTACAACCAAAGACCACAAACAATACTCAAAATTTGAACATAGATAAAGCTGTATTTGTTGGATCTACAGCAGAATTACTTAAACAATTAAAAGAAAACAAATAAAACTATGGAAACTTTACAAGAAATAATGAAGAAGGTTCTTGCAGATACTTTTGCATTGTACCTCAAAGCTCACAACTATCATTGGAATGTGGAAGGTTCTAATTTTCCACAATACCATGAATTCTTTGGTAATCTTTATGAAGAACTGCATGGTGCGGTAGATCCAATTGCCGAACAAATTCGTTCTTTAGACACATATGCACCAGGTTCTTTCACTCGTTTTATGGAACTATCAGAGATTGAAGATGAAACTTCTGTGCCTGCAGGCGTAGAAATGGCTCGCCGTTTAATGACTGATAACGAAAGAGTTCTTGCCACTTTGAATGTTGCTTTTAAATTAGCAGAACAATTTGACAAACAAGGCCTTGCAGATTTTTTAGCAGGTCGTATTGATACTCATAGCAAACACGCTTGGATGCTTCGTAGCATCACAAAATAAATGAACGATGGTTATTTGGGAAACTCCAACCTAAAAAGGGTTGGAGTTACTATATCATTTACCGAAGAAGAAGCACAAGAGTTCATCAAGTGTGCTTCTGATCCTGTTTATTTCATTAAAACCTATGTAAAAATTGTGAATGTGGACTCAGGTCTTATTCCTTTTAATATGTGGGATTTTCAAGAAGAAATGGTGCGTGACTTTCATGCTAATCGTTTCTCCATCTGTAAAATGCCTCGGCAGGTTGGTAAAACTACTACAACGGTTGGTTATATGTTGTGGTGTGTTTTATTCCAAGAAGAATACAATATTGCTATTCTTGCTAACAAAGGTCAATTAGCACAAGAGATTCTTTCACGGGTTCAAAAGGCTTACGAATATCTTCCGTTGTGGTTGCAACAAGGTATCATCACATGGAACAAACGAAATATTGAACTAGAAAATGGTTCAAAGATTTTTGCATATGCAACATCCGCAGCTGGTGTTCGTGGTGGTACCTACAATTTGATTTTCTTAGATGAGTTTGCTTTCGTACCTAAAAACATGGCAGATGAATTTTTTACATCTACCTATCCGGTTATTTCTTCTGGTCAAACTTCAAAGGTCATCATTGTTTCTACACCGTGTGGCCTTAATCACTTCTATAAAATGTGGGTTGATGCTACAGAAAAACGCAGCCTCTATAAACCAATTGAGATTCATTGGTCACAGGTACCAGGTCGTGATGCAAAGTGGAAAGAAGAAACAATCCGTAATACTTCTGAAGAACAATTTAGGCAAGAGTTTGAAACAGAATTCATTGGTTCTTCTGCCACTCTGATTACTGGTGCTAAATTGAGGTCATTGGCATTTCGTGACCCACCATGGCAAGAAGAATGTCTGGACATTTATGAGCAACCACAACAAGGCAGAATGTATATTGCCACCGTAGATTGTTCTGAAGGGGTTGGTCTTGATTACCATACAATTAATGTACTAGATGTTACTGAAACCCCTTATAGGCAGGTCGCTAAATATAGAAATAACAAGCTACCATTGTTGTTCTTTCCAACGGTCATTTATAGTCTGTGTAAAAGATACAATGAGGCCTACGCATTGATTGAAACCAATAATGTGGGTCAACAGGTAGTAGATATTTTACATTATGATTTGGAGTATGAA